TATGGCAGCAGTAGGGGTACAGGTGTAAGCGATTCCCGTAGCGTAAATTTGGGCGCCTGAGTGAAACTCAGATGAGTCGCCCCACGTTGCTCTCTCACATTTATTATGGTACAATAAGGTATGAAGAACAAACACTTAGAACATATTGAAGATCATGTGCTTACTGGTAAGCAGGGAGCACTTGATGCTATCAAGTTTTTAGATACTAAACAGAGTCAGGTATCAGTCAAGTATGATGGCGCCCCTGCTATCGTATATGGAACTAACCCTGAGAATGGTATGTTTTTTGTGGGAACTAAGTCAGTATTCAATAAGAGAAGAGTCAAGATAAATTATACTCATACTGATATTGAAAATAATCATGGACATATACCTAAAGTTGCCTCAATTTTACATATATGTCTTGATAGGTTGCCTCATAATGATGGCATATATCAAGGAGACTTTATTGGTTATGCTGGTTCAGATACTCATACACCCAATACTATAACATACAAATTTGATAATGTAATTGATGACATTATTGTTGCCACTCATACACAATATATTGGTGCTACCATACAAGAGTTAGATGCCAAGTTTCATTACAGACAGTCTAAAAGTTATGGTGTTCATTTTATTGATACAGGTGCTAAGATAACCAAAAGAAATTTCAGACTGAATTTACTTATCACACTTGCTAAGACTGTAATACCATTTGTACAGTTCCCTAAGAGTGATGATATTCCACAACTAAAAATAAATATCAATAGTTATATCAGATCAGGGCAAACACTTGATGCTAATAAGTTAGCAAGTGATACTGGATATTCAAAAAACTTATTTCATTTATACAATATGATAATTGAGATAAAAGAATTACTTATGGAAGGCATCACTACTACAGAAAATGTTGAATGTTTATTTGAAAATATGCCCTATGAGCATGAGGGTTATGTTATGACTAATGACTATGGTACTTTCAAACTTGTAAAACGTCAACAATTCAGTTATGCTAACTTCAATGCTAGACAAGATTGGAAAAAGTGATTGAGTCTTATATGATACAAGTAATAATCCCAACTTTTTATAAAGTCGTTGGTATGATTGCACCCACCAAAAATGTGTGCCAATCTAGGAAGTGGCACATCGCTGGTTGTTTTCTTGCCATGAGTGACTACAATTAGTACATACAAACAAAACACACTATGAAAGAGTTTAGAATCGTTGCTTCAAGGGTAAGTAACTATATCGCCTATGTTGAGGCGAATGATGAATCAGAAGCAGAAGCACTTGCTCTCAAATCTGATACAGATTGGCAGTTCCTAGATGATGATGCTGACTATCAAGTTTATACTGTAGAGGAGGCAGAGTAATGAAAGTAAAAGAATTACTAAACATTCTACATGATGCTGACCCAAACGATAATGTTGCTTTCTACTATCTTGAAAAAGATACTTTAGTAAGATCACAATTTGAATCATTCTTTGATTGCAACTATGAAGATGTAAATGGCGTTGTTGATTGGGAATTTACAGTACAAAATTATATGGAGCATATAGAGGAGAATGCTAATGACTAGAGAACAAGAACTAGAGCAACGTTATCAGGATTTTCAAGAGTGGTTAAATAACTGCCCACTTGTTGTTACTGATTATCAAGATTTTACAGATCAATTTCAAATCACATTTTCTTTGGAGGCAGATTAATGAAAACATTTATTATTCAAGAGAGATTTACAGGTTATGCTGATATTCATATTGATGCAGAAACCGAAGAAGAAGCACTCGCCATTTATAATAGAGGACATTATAAAGATAGTCAGTATTTTATGGACGATTTCTTTTATAACTATGAGTTCGATTCTATCTCAGAAATGGGGGAATATGAAAAACTCTAATAACCAACTAAGCAAACTCTTAGAGGAGCGCCCCTATTACAATTATTATCTAATTAGAGATAAATTGCAATATCACAGAAATAACTATGAGTGGTTATCTCTTTGGGATTATAAATCTAATTTAATAGAGGAATAAAATGTCATTATCAAAAGAAACAATAGAAAAACTTGCTGATGCTCTTACATTAGAGGTTATTGATTACATTATCAATAATCCTAAAACTAATACATTTCTATACGAAATGGTATCGGAGGCGTTATGTGAGAAATTAGGTAACAAGAATGATGATGGCACGTGCTCACTTGACAGCACCCAACTTGCTCCCGCTGTTATTGAAAAGATTACATTAACACTTGCTCCCGCCACTATGCCAAGTGACCCTGCCAATTTATAAACTGGCACATTCGCTCGTTGCTTTGTTGCCATGAGTGACTATAATTCAAATATACAAACAAACAAACATTATGACACATGATGAAATTCGTAGAGCATCTACGGAAAAACTAAGGCACATCTTAAAAAATGATGACCCTGACGTAGATTTACATGATATGATAGACTATGAACTTTATATCAGGGAGTATTCATAATGAAAACAACACCAAAAGAAAAAATGATAATCGGACTCATGGAGGAGGTTATTAACATTCTACAAAATTGTGACAGTCTTGATGACCCTGCTTTTTCAATGTATTATACTATGAAAGATGCGGTATTACATGAAGTAATCTATCCTATGGAGGCAAAACTATGAACTTAGAACTAAATGCAGAGCAACTAGAATTTCTTAAATTCATAGTTCAAGATTTTGAATATAATGATTCTAATGAGCGTGCCATGATAGAGGCAATAGAATCTAAAATCTACAACTTACAAGAGAAAGATGCTCTTAGGTTGGCAGGTATATTGAAAGCACAGGCAAAAAGACCTTCAGCAGAGTGGTAGAATGAAAACAGATACCCTATTGAGAATATACAAGGCAGTTAAGGTTAAACCCAAAACTGAGACTAAGTATGCTCCAGTAAGAAAACATTACAACGTGGGTACATTTGGATAGTGTGCCAATTTAATTAGTGTCACATCAAATGGTTTTTTTATTGCCATATCCACTATAATTAAAACATAACAAACAAACAAACAATTATGTCAACAAATTCAAGAATCGGAATCAGACTACCAGATGGGTCAATCCTATCAGTATATCATCATTGGGACGGTTATCCTGAGTGGTTGGGTGTTACTCTTAACCAACAGTACAATACAAGAGAGAAAATTGAAGAGTTGATAGATGGCGGTAACATGAGTTCATGCTATACTGACAGCGGTTGGGATTTAGATGAAAAACGTGAATATGCACCTCTATACTATACAGATAGAGGCGAGTCACTAGAGGACAATGCTCCCAAACTATCTAAGAATGAAAAAGAGTTTCTTGTTACCACAGACAAATGTTGTGGCGAGTTTGCTTACATTTTTGAACTAAACAACACATGGCGTTGTATTGGTCTTGACTTCTGGAATCCAGAAACAAAAGAGTTTAACGATACTGTCAAGTATGTTGAAAAGACTATCCCTGCTGACTATCCTAATTTCGAGGACTTGAAAATAGCATGAGATACAAAGATCAAAAAACCACTATGTTCAGCGAATTATGCTCTCTATATGAGAGCAATAATTCAAATTTCTATGATGTACTTGACGCCATGATAGAATTGATGTCTCAAGAACAATTAGAACAATTAGAGGACATTATTGTAAACCAATTTGGAAATTAACATGACTATTGATGACATTCAAAAATTGAAACAACGTAATGATTTGAGTGCTGATGAATGTGACGCTTTACTGGAATTGATATTGGGTACGCCCAATAGAATAACAGATAAACTAAGTGATAAGTTTAATGTAAACTTTAGACAAGTGAGACACAAACTCGGACGCCTTGCTGATATTCAAGATGGCATAAGTGAGTATCAAGTGACAGTTGAATAAGTGGCACATCATTTTGTTTTTTGTTGCCATACCGACTATAATAAAGACATAACAAACACAGAGGTTTTATGAACTCAGGATCAAGTAACACTAAACTCAATGATATGTTAGTTGAGTTTACTGATTATGTCTATTCATTTTATGGTGCTCCTGATGCACTATACCCTATGGGTGCTACTAAAGCAGACATTCTCGGTGCTATCTACGACTACCTACACGCCATTAGAACTGTAAACCATGACCATTTTACTTGGGGCGATGGCGATTCTCTTGATAGAGAGAGAGTCAGAGATTTCTTAGTCAGAAACTACGGATATGA